GGCTCTTTGTAGGGAAGGGGAACAATAGCCTTTGATAAATCTATACCAGTTGCTTCAACCTCCTTGAACTCGCCGGGAGAGATAGGATCATTGTCGCCAACCATCCTTACTCCCTTGGCCTTAAATCCTCCTGGTAAATTGGCAAACTGACCGGCATCTATTAAAGAACGCATAGCTGCCGTAGCACTCATGGTCAAGTTACCCAGAAAGTGAATAAGACCCAGGCCGTAGAAACCAAAGCCCGGAACAAATCTATAATGCACAAAGTGGCTTATTTTTTCTTTGTTCGGGTCATCTTGCTTATAGTTTCTACGAATACTAAGAACTTGTCTGGATTGTTGTTCTACAGTTACAATATAAGGAAATGCTTCATCTTCTTCTTCTAGATTGAGATAACAGTGTTGTTCCAGAAGAACATACTGTGGATCATTATCTGAGGAAGGAGACAAACCAATAATGGTATCCATCTTCTCAGAGAAAGCCGTCATGGTACCTATGGAAGGAGTTGGAAGATCTACATCTTGATAGATACCAGCACGAATATCTCTGGACAGTTCTACCGGACTCCGATAAATAACATGTGTGTAACGATCTGCATTATAAAGATCAGTTGCATAATAAGATATATAGAACTGATCTATAGGAATAAATTCTGATTTAGGACGTTTAACTGTAGCATCATAGTAGAGTTTCTTGAAGGAAGACCCAATCAAAGGTAGATGGAATAACATCCTTTCAAACTCATCGAAGTATTCCGGCATCTGCTCCGTAAGCTGATAGTTCATAAAGTTCTGAACACGATTGGATTGCATCTCTTTATCAGGAGTAGACTTACCGAAGATCTGTGTCTTGACTGGACCTCCCGTAGGAAAGAGTTCTCCAGAAGCTTTGGATTGGAACTTAACAGCCGACTCGATCAGGAGGGGATGCACAGCCGTGCAAGCACCCTCGAATGGTTCCGATCCCTGCTCAAGTTTAAGACCTAGTAGATCGAATCCCCGCTCGAACATGGATTCCCAATCAGCTCTGGAATCCTTGTCAGCTTCATAATTATCTATGACATCATTGGCAATACTGGCTAGGTCCGACTCATCCAGAGTTTCTGCCATATCACCATACCATTCAGCAATATCTTCTGAAGCTTCCATCTCTACCGATTCTGAAAAGTCTACAATGACCCCACCATCGGTAGGATCAACCTCAAAGGTAGCGTTCTCAGTCTCTTCTATGTCAGGCATAGGTATGACATTACCCATTTCTTCCGGTATCATTTCATAGGGATTGCGTTCTGTTGCCATCTAATTATGTCCTAACCTATCTGATTCATTTTTTCTAGGTCTAAAATCGCTTTTTGTTCGTCTTTAGTAAATTGTTTCAATAGCTTCTCTTTTTCTTTTTCATCCTTTTCTTCAAAGTACTTCTTCATACGACCTAACTTTTTAAATTCTTCTGGCTCATCCTTTTTTCTTTTTTGCTTCTTTAATATTTCAGGAAGTGACGGTGACTCGGTGCCAGCTAGCCGAGCTTTTTCATCAGCCTTTTCAGCTTCTCTTGTCTCTCTACTTAAGGAAGGTCCATAATAACCTGTTAATGAAGCTAAAGCTGCACCACCAGCTATTTTATCTTCTATCCCTTGTATTTCCATACCATGTTCACCACTACCCCCCATTCTTTGAGCAAAATTAATTGCACCTAAAAGAGGTATCCCTCGTCTCATGAACCCAGCGATACCGTGTATAAAACTCATAAATGGATCATCATACTTATCAGGATCTACAGTTTTCCATCCTTTTTCTGGTTTATCAATCTCTAGCCAACCTGCTGCACGTCTCATTTTATTTTCTTCTTCTAACTCTTCTTCTTCTTTTCTTCTAGCTTCTATCATTTCCTGTAATACTAATTGTTGAGCATGAAAATAACTTTCAGGAGCTTGTGGGTCCATAATACCCATAGCACTACTAGGTATACCAGCTTCTGCTATATCCATATATTCCTCATAAGTTTTTGGTGCTCCAACTCCATGTACAGTTTGAGTCTGAAAAGCATAAGCTAGAGGATTAGGATTCCAAAACTCCCAAGTATTCTCCTCATCTTTTTGACTACCGAGAGGACCGTACCAATCTATAGTTCCATCTTCTCTCTCAACTCCAAAGAATGGATTGTCCGTTCCGGTATTTTTTTGCAGATCCGTAATACTTGGAATATTTGGAGAACCTGCTATTTTTTCATGATCTGTTTCACGAATATCTATACCTACTCTAAATACTGGAGCCTGTGTCCAGTAGTAACGATTTAATGCATCTCTTGCTGCTTTTTTAGCAGCCATTTCAGCTTCTATATATTCTTTATGTGCTTTAGGATCTTTAACTCGATCAGGAACTTTACTACGCTCCTTTTTTGCAGAAGCACTCCATTTAGCATCTCTTTCTTCTTTTTTAGCTTGTTCTTGAAGAGCTTCTAGTATTGCCGCTTGCCCTCGAGCTTGGTCTATTGTTAAAGGTCCGATAAAATCAAGGCCACCGGGAGGCGGCGATGGTGGAAGACTGGCATATCCAGGACCAGCAGGAGCTAATAAACCAGATTCTAAACCAGAAGGATTAGCTTGTACTTGTGGACTAATAGGTACTGCTTCAACTATATCTTGACTATCAGAACTATCTTCGCCATCACCCGGATCACTCCAAGATTGTCCAAAACCAGTCGCACCCTCCTCATCACCCATATAATAAGCAGGAACACCATTGACATTCCGACCACTACCACCTAGTTGTTTCAGGAGAGAAGCTTCATCAGAATTAATATAGGCAAGCTTGTGTGGTTCCCCACCAATATCTATTCTCTTCTGTACGGAAGATAGACCACCACCTCCCGCCATACCAAATATTGTAATTGAGGTTTTTTCTTCTTCTTTAGGTTTAGACAGTTGAGTGGCTCGACATAACGCCGTATTGAATGCGTCAGACATATTTAATAATTCCCCTTCCTGGTCATGCTACTATTATAGCACATCTTTCCCAGTTTCCCAAATTTTTATACATTCCAGTATGTGGGAGCTTTCTCTCTGGGTCTCTCATCGTATTCAGGATCGTCAGGATGCGTAAGATGCCAAGAGTCTTTCATGTAATTTACAGCCATTGTGAGGGCATCTACCTGATCATCATGAGCTGCATTGGGAAATCTTATTAATTCTTCTATGAGATCATCTGCCCATTTCTTGCCTTTGGGTATCCAGAGACGACCGGCTTCCATTATAGGTGTGGATGCATAGACTCTGGATACTTTATCCCTGTCCGGGAGATACTCCATGACGGGAAGACCAGCTCTCCTCATGTCTTGGATAAGAGATTGACCACTGGCTTTCTTCTCCACCATACATACATCAGGACGATGCTGTTCAAATAGTTTCTGTGCCATCCTGCGTAGTTCGGGATATTCAAACCTTCCCTTTATATTTCCCAGTAAAATCAAATGAGAAGCGAAATCTTCATAGCCTTTATTATCCTGATTGTACTGATAGAAGATACCCCATGTTTGTATAACACTATAGTCAGCCGTAGTCTTGGTAGAGAAGGCTGTATCGAATGTTTGAATGATAAAATCACAGGCGGGAGGTTCAGCCTCATCCCAGTTCTGTAACCACTTTTTCTTTATTAGGCCACCCTCTTCCGGGGTTGGATCTTGCATATATAGAGCATTCCAATATCTAGCTCCGTTACTTGCTTTTATTTCATTTTCGTCTATTTGAAGAACTTCACTGGGTTTCCACTCCGGGAAGTAACTTGAGCCGACCGGAAGATCCAGAAGATCTGAGGATTCCTCATCTATCCAGGCTGGTATGCGAACGACATCCCAAGGAATAGTCTCATAGTCTGACATGTCCTCCTGTTGCTTGAGAAGCCATCCACACAGATCATCATAGTGATACCGAGTATTAATGATAACAATTGCTCCTCCCGGCATAATACGAGTTCTAAGTCCTGCCGGATACCATTCTTTTATGAATCTGCGACCAGCAGAGGAGATAGCATCTTCCTCTGACATTGCATCATCCAAGATAGCTACATGAGCACCTCGACCTGCGATTTGAGATCTGACACCAGCAGCATAGTATGTACCGTTCTGATTTGTCTTCCACTTACCAGCAGCCCTGACATCACTCTTCAGAGCAACACCTCGAAAGATCTTCTGGAATTCTTCTGTGTTTACGATGTCCCTGACAGAGCGACCGAAGTCACTACTAAGTTGATCACTATGTGAGATCGTCAGTATCTCATGTTCGGGATTACGACCTATGTACCATGCCGGAAATAGCTTGGAGCATATGACAGACTTGGAAGAACGGGGAGGAAGGAAGACCATCAACCTCTTTAGTTCACCATCTTCCACCTTCTGTAGTTTATCAGAGATGACTTCGATATGACGACCCATCTTGAAGCCAGACACAATCGTGGGAGCTACAAGCCTGACAAAGGAAAGAAAGTCATTATGACAACTATCTTCCACTTGCATCGTTAATAGACTTTGAAGGTTTATATAAGACTCAATATAATTATTATTTGTATTCTCCATAATACTATTATACACTATAAATACCTATATCGCAATAGAAGATCTAAAAAAATATAACTTTTATAGTCTTTTATAGAGCGACCTAAGTATATGACGATATACCCTTAAATTTTTAAAAATATTTGAGAGTCCTTATATATATATCTATAGAGGCGTGGGATTTTTTGCCCGCCCCCATGCATTTGATGTACCTGTTACGTTCTCGATTTGTCCGCCTTGTATGTACCTGTTACGTTCTTGTTTTGTTTCCTGGTTCGAGCCTACCTGTTTCGTATCGTCACCTATGGTTAGATAAGGTACATTTTAGCTATTTTTTTTTCGTACACCTAAAACCTGGATTTGCACCCTAACGCCATGTAAAACTTGCCATATGGCAATATGCAAATGATACGTTTGACATATGTCCGAAATTAGTTTACGGTCTCCCAATCGTCAACGTATGACGATACCTACGCTCTTACTCATTGTCTAAATGATCTACTCGCCGGACGGTGGTGATGCATTCTGTATTGCCTATGAGCACGTCCGACGCAGTACCTAACAAGCTCAATCAATTAAGGACTAAACAAATGCCCACACCTAACATCGACGTTGCTAAGATTGCGGAAGATGCAGAACTTGATATTGAGATTGCGGAAGATGCAGAACTTGATATTGAGATTGCGGAAGATGCAGAACTTGGCAACGATCCAATCGAAGCTTCCGATGAAGATGGTTTGACGAACGAAGACCTTGCTGAATTGGAGGCGTTAGGAAACGCCGCTGTATCATCCGGCGAACGAGTTAAGAGTGCCAAACAGGATGATAGGGCTGCGAATGCAGACTGGCGTAATAAGGTCTTGTGGTGCGGTCTACAGGTCAAGACGGCTGCGGATAAGAAAAACCTTAATTCAGTTTTTCTGCGTGTGTATCCAAAGTCACAAAAACAGCGGGAAAGATTGTCCCAAATAATCAACAGTCCCGCCGTTCATCAAATGATGATAGACAATAACGGCGGTGTTAAACCCGAAACGCCAGAAGATATTGCGGAAGCGTTAGGCTACACCGACAAGAGCGGAAATGAACAAATACACACTATGACGTCTCTGTCGGACGGTAGACCTAATTCTCCAATCACGCTTGCTAGAAATGAAGAAAAACGTACGACTTCAAGAGAGAAATCGCAGGAACGGACTGACGAAGTTAACCGTAATCCTGCTACCAAGGGTGCCTACAAGCAAATATGCGATATCGCTAAGGAGCTTGTAGACAAGGAAATACTTAGCATGAACTTAGTTGACGGTGCTAATCGCTCAAAACACGACGAGTTCCTAACAACTAACGTCGAAATGCTTTACGAGATGATACACGTTGAATAAATCTCAATAAAACTATGGACGGCTCAATTAGCCGTCCATTTTTTTTGTCTTCGATTTACATTTTGCCATATGGCAATACATTTGACGGCGCACCTGGTATTCTCTATAATAGTAATCGTTGAAACAAACTTCGAGGATAACATGACAACATTAACACCAGCCTACGGTAGAGATTACACCAACGCTAAAGATGCAAAAGATGCATGGATTAAAGGCAAGGATTGGCAAATTGCCGATGTAAGCCATGCCTACGATGGCAAATACACCAGCATACGAGACGTCGAACATCTAGGTACAGTACGTCTCCGATTCAATAAACTAGCTGACTTTACCGTCGTATAAATAAACTCCCAACATGAAGGGAATGAACATGCCTTGGTCAGATACCCGACCCACATACGATCCAGACTATCATGTACCGTACAGAGTCCGTCGTTATTACGACGGTGAACGTGCTTGGTTCCACGTTGTACGGGACAAAGGTTTCCAACGTAACGTAATATTCGATTGCTTCCCAACGAGAGACGAAGCAGAACATGAGCGCAATCGACTAAACGAAGGGAACTATCATGCCAGTAGAGTATAGCCAACGTATTGATGGATTATACAATAAGTGGGAGAAATTCCATCCATCCATCCTACGGGGAAGCGTACTCAATCAATACCCTACGACCACAGTAGAGCATACGCCATTCGTATGGGTCGTCACTCAGGTAATAGATAGTCCACCAAAAGAATAGCTATAAAGTAACCTCGAACTAAGGGCGGTCTTCGGACTGCCCTTTTTTTGTCTTCATTTACATTTTGCCATATGGCAATACATTTGACAGCAACATATATTTGTCCTATAATTCAAATACTTACTAAGGAGAGTGAAGATGGACGATGACAATGAAGACATTAAACGAGCTATGGAAGTAATCAAAAGAATTGATTGCGAACTACACCTTGCTGCGGAAGAATGTGGTACAGCACATACCGCACTTGGTGCCTTACACTCCAGTATGAGTTTCGCTATGCACTGTGCTCCCACACATGTTGCAGGAATGAACATGATTATTCATGTCATGCACCACATCATTAACAATTATGATAACGACGATGATGAATAGGTTTCAATTACCCGTACATATGAGGGGAAGAAAACCAAATGCAAAGTTTGGTACGTCCCTATTGGAGCACCTCGAAGCAAGAGACGATGGCCCATTTGAAATAGAATGGGAAGCAATGAAGCACATTCTGGCATCGATAGAGCTGGAAAAGTAAAAATAGGTGTCGGTTGACAGCACACCAATTTTGTGGTACTATCTATTTGTGATCGTTACGAAATTTTATTTGGAGTTTGCCATATGGCAATTTGTAAAGTGAATAGTAGGACACCAAAGCAACATCGAGAACGACGCATCGAATTGAGAAAACAAAAGCAAGAAATCTGGTCCGAACACGGACTAACCAGCACGGGCAGGGCGTGCGATTTACTAGCTCAGACAAAAAATCCAATAATATATGCTGGAAGTAGGGGCGCACAGTCCCAGTTCTGGTGTACTGAGCATGATGGGTATCGCACCATGCTCAACCCCTAACCCCCCAACACTTCAAGACTTCACCGGCTATAAGCCGATGCGGTAGGGCGCATGAACCATGCAGGTTCAGTGCGTCTTTTTTTTGTCCATCAACCAGGAAGGAGTATCATTTGCGTATCACCAGACAACAGCAAGAAGCGTTACGAAAGAAGTGGAAGCAGAACCCTGACGGTCGAACCTTCCTACAATTCAGGCGTAGTACAGTACCAGTGATGGGCTGTGATCCAGCCATTGCGGTACGTTGGTGTAGTATGTGGTTGTGTATAGAAGATGATGGTTACTGTCACACATAAGGAGTTATTGAAAATGGCAGTGTTAGACGTAGAGGGCAGTAGGTTCACCAAAGAACTTACTGGCCCTGACTTGTTGAAATATCTAATGGAACACTTCGACATGACTGAAGAAGAGGCCAAAAAGAATATGAAAGACAATCAAGACAAGAGCCTGTTCATTCGAGCAGACAAGTAACATGCTTAAAATTAGCAAGAGTCCTATAAATAGATCCCTAGCAGTAGGATTCACCTTGGAATTCTCCAATGGCTGGACTGTCAGTGTTCAGTTTGGAGATCACAACTATTGTAATAATAGTGTGAATTTGAAATCCCTATTTGCAAGTGAAGTACATGGAGCAATCCTAGAAGATGTCAAGTGTATCAATGCTGAAGTAGCTGCATGGGATAGTAACGAAGAGTGGTATGACTTTGGTACTAACACAGTGAAGGGATACCTGAGTGCGGATGAGGTATCCGACTTCATCAACATGATCCGCAACCTGGAGGAGAACTATAATGATACCATCCAAAAAGAACCCATCGATTGATGAGTTCATAACTAGCATAACAGGCATCGATAGAGTAGCCACCATAAAGACTGATACATGCGTGAGCTGTAAGGGTGATGCCCAGGTCTTCGATGATTATCTATCTAGGAAGGAGTATAGTATTAGCGGCCTTTGCCAAACATGCCAAAATGAAATCTGGAAATAGGAGGACTGACATGATGGAAATTATAGGTCAAACATTCCTAGCAATTGTTCTGGCGGTCCTTCTCATGGCCATAGTAATGGGTTTCTTCGATGGATAACATGATCAGAGATATAGAGAGGAGGGCAATGAGGAAGTGGCGTAGTAAGTTTAATTTTAACTCACGTATTGTGGAGGAAGCACTTGATCGCTTCGAGTATAAGGATATGATTGATGATTGGTGGCGAGAGATGCTACCACCCAGAGAGGAGTAATATACAAATGTCATTAAAGTCAGACGCACTTTGGGAAATGGCCCGAAGATATCAGTTAGCTGCTGAAAAGGAGGAGGATTTAGTAGAAGCAGAGAAGTATACGAAGAAAGCAGTAGAGTACTATGAAGAATGGAGTAGAAGCTGACAACGAGGAATGAGAAATGTTAGTTAAGGAAGCTCACCAACTAGGCAAGGTATCTCTAGGCAACAGCAAGATGCCCGGATCTACCTTTGCACAAGATGCATTCCAATGTGGTGTTGGTAGTAAACTAAGAGAAGTACCGGGCAGCATATGCAACCAATGTAACATGATAAGAATACAGAAGATGCGTCCCGACGTAGACAAAGGTTACAAACTGAATCAATCCAAGTGGAATAATGCCAAGCCACAAGATTGGATTGATAGTATGGTCTTCCAAATAAATAGAATGTATCTCAGAACCCTAGAACCGTTCCATCGATGGTTCGATAGTGGCGATCTGGCAGACTATGAACAGCTCATGTCCATTGACATGGTAGCTAGACTAACCCCCCAGATCTTCCATTGGTTGCCCACCAAAGAGTATGCCCTAGTAAGGGAATACCAGCGCAAGAATATCCCACCCAAGAATCTGGTCATTAGAGTATCCGCACCCATGATTGACGGTAAACCATCTACGTCTTTTCAGAACACAAGTACCGTCCACAAGAAAAAAGATCCACAAGGCTTTGAATGCGAAGCTAGACTCAGAGGAAATAGGTGCGGCCCTTGCAGAGCATGTTGGGATGTCGACGTATCCAACGTGTCTTATCCCAAGAAGTAGAGATTGCCATATGGCAACTTTAGTTTGACATTTAAGATAGGAAGGAGAATATAATGAGCGTTCCAGATCAGGAAGACAGACTAATGCAACTGGCTGAAGATTGGTACGAATACCTAGTCCATGAAGGCTGGCCCAAGAATGACTGGGAGACCTGGAGTGAGGCAAGGACCAGGGCCAAGGACGAATGGGAGAAGGGACATGAAGGGTGAAGAAGAAAAAACCAAAGAAAAGAAATGCCCTAGCAGCGTCACTACGCTCTACCAAATTCAGGAATCAAATTGTCCCTAACAAAAGAAAGGAGAAGTCCAACCAAAAGATAGACGACCTTGAATGTTAACATTAACCTTGGAGAATACTATGCCTAGATTTCCCAACATACACATCGAGAATCTCGTTCGCAAGGGAAAGTATAATCAACATGCGGATGCGAAACTGGAGAAGTTATTGGAAGATCATGTACCCTTTGGCTATTGGGGTGCCGCTGACAAACTAATAGCTCATCGAGCTAGGATGCTCAAGGAAATGTTTGGTGGTCGTATGCGAGACCATCAAAGAGTAGTGGCAAGACAGCTCATTGCTGAAATCAGGAAGGACAAGGTGAGGGGTATGCTACCAGTGTATGGTGCCAAGCAGGGTCTTCTACAAAATCCCCGCCATACCAATGGAAACGGTTCTACATCTGAACACGTAACTTGGTATCCACCCCTAGTACAGTCATAAAAGTTTGACATTTGTAGTCCAGTAGTGTAGTATTATACTAACCTCAACTTGGAGAATGACATGAGTGAACTTACATTACATGGCGTCGAGTCCATTAAAGTGGAAACAGTCGCCAGAGATGATTGGAATTTCACCGTTGTGAAGATTCATGTGGTGAGTGATTCCTCTTCTGCTGTTGCT